CCGGTGTGGACCCGGTCTACGTGATTCCCGAATTTCTTCGACTGCTAGACGAAGCGGGCTACACCATCACACCGAAGCCGGGACCGTGACGTGAAATCACAACGGTGTTATTCTCACCTTTGCAACATTCGCGCGCCCAAAACCCGGCACACACTCATGGACGCAACATCCATCGCCGTCCTCATCATCGCCACCGCAATCCTCGTCTGGTACGGCATCCAAGCCTGGCAGCTAGACCACGACACCCACCACGACGACGACCGCCGATGACCACCCGCAGCATCACCCGAGCTGTCCGCTGGCTACGCCGCGACCGCGCCCACCCCCGACGACTCTGCACCATCTGCCTCCGCCAATCCCTCCACCACCCCGCCGGCATCCGCCGCAACTACACCCACAACCGACTGCACGGCTACCCGGTCTGCGTCCGCCACAGCGACACTGAAGCAACCCAACTACTCCACTACCCGCGATGACACGACAACTCCCCCGACCATGCATCGGCAACGGCACCAGACCATGCCGCTACCGCGCCCTAGCCCACGTAGGCAGCCGATGCCAACGCTGCCGCAGTGAATACAACACCCGCCTGAAATCAAGCTCACAACGCCGCTACGACGCCAACCAAGGGAAACCCGATGACCACCCAACCCACCCCCAGCACGGCGGCGCCGCCTGACTCCACCCTAAACCAGCCCGACGGCGCCGCCACCCACCAAGCACTCACCGAACTCATCGCCAACGCGCTGGCCACCGGCATCACCCACCCCGGCGACCCCACCAACGGCGTCCGACCCCACATGATCCAACTCCCCATGTTCAAAACCGTCGGCCTACCCCCACAAATGGCGGCCGCCGTCAAAGAAGCCGCCCGCGAAATCGCCCAAGCCATCCTGGCGCTCATCACCACCAACCACCAGATCACACCCAAAACCGTGGACACCAACCAAAACCCATGAACGACACCCGCATGCTGCGCACCGTGACCCTCGACATGGGCGAATACAACTGGTACTACGAAACCGCCGAAGTTACCGACGACCACGAAGGCAACCTCACCATCCGCGCAGCCGACGGCTGCATACCGCGCATCATTCCCAAAACCACCACCCCACAATAGAAATGCCGCACGCCACCCTCACCATCGACAACAACACCGTCCTAGACGCCTTCCTCGAGCCCGGCCAACCCACCCCACCCCAACAGATGGCCCAACTCATCCAAACCGCCAACACCAGCAAACAACCCTGGCTCAAAGTGGCCATGATTCCCCTCGCCGAAGCAATCCTGCTGGGCCACGACATCACCATCACTATCACCACCGACTCCCATGGCTGGACCCTCGACGTCGACCACCCCTCGGGATGGTCCCACCTTCCCCAGAAGTCCGGATGAGCCCACCCCGCAAACCCAGACCACCCCTCGGCAGCCGCGCTTGGCTACGCACCTTCCGCTGGACCCCCGAATGGCGCGCACTGTCAGCACAAGTCCGCAAAGAGGAACCCACCTGCTGGCTACGCCTACCCGGCTGCACCCACACCAGCACCACCGCCGACCACATCATCCCCGCCTCACAACGCCCCGAACTCGCACTCGTCCGCGCCAACGTGCACGGGGCCTGCCGCAAATGCAACTCCGCACGCAGCGACAAGCATGCCTACGACCCCGTCCTACGCCGGCCCGCACCACCCACCACCACCGCGGCCGCGCTACGCCACATCACTCGACAACGCCGACCACCCCCAGCCATGCGCTATTTCAACAATGGCGCATTCACGCCAAACAATGGCGACCACCCCACCAAAACAATGGCGACCCATAAACCACCCCCACGAAGCAATTCGCCGGACCATCCCCAAATAAATGGTCGGAACGGCCAATTGGCGGCCAAAGTATGTTAACTCGCAACAATGGCGCAGCAAACTGAATGAATGGCGTTTCCGCAGGTAGAAATGGCGGGTGCGGCCCATGGCAACCCCGGGTTTTTGCGTCAGCGAAGGCGCAGCGGGACGCTGACGAATATTTTATGCATCCGGCAGCAACAAAAGAATTGCACGGAATTGCACGGAATTGCAACAAATAAACTGGGGAATTTGCGAAAGAATGGGAAGCGAGAATGGCGCGTCAATTGCGGCCGGTTGAGGGAAATAACGCGGATAAGAAGCCTAATCGGGGTGGTCGGCCGAAAAAATTGGCGACGGCGGTGAGTTCTGATGATGAGCGGGAGTTTCTGGTGGTGCTGCGGCGCCAGATTGCGGCGAAGCTGGATGAAGGTATAAGCGCGGTGCATGCCATGTCCTCATTGATTAAGCAGCTACGGGACATTGACCACGAGATTCGGGCTATTGATGCGCGGCGGGCGTTGATGGCGGCGGAGGAGGCGGCTTATGGTGACGATGGTGGGGCCGAGGCCGAAGACTGGAACCCGGCGTCTATCTGAGGTCACCAAGTTTTTGGTGATGCCGCCTGGGATTGTGGGGTCGGATTGGTTGTGGCTGCGGAAGTCGTTGCGTAACAAGCTGGGGGTGCAGTTCGATCGGTGGCAGGACGGGGCGGCGCAGCTGGCGCTCTCGCGTGGGGTGGATGGTCGGTTAGCGACGTCGGTGGGTGGGGTGGGGATGTCCATTCCGCGGCAGGTGGGTAAGACGTATTTGTTTACCGGGCTTGTGTTTACGTTGTGTGTGGAGCGGCCTGGTTTGTTGGTGTTGTGGACGTCTCATCATGCGGTGACGACGTCGGAGACGTTTCTGGTGATGCAGGGGTTTGCTGATCGGCCGCAGGTGGCGCCGTTTGTGAAGCGGGTGTACTTGGGGTCGGGGGATGAGCGCATCGAGTTCACAAATGGCAGCCGGATTTTGTTCGGCGCGCGGGAGCGTGGGTTTGGGCGGGGGATTTCGGGGGTGGATGTGTTGGTTTTTGATGAGGCGCAGATTCTTTCGGAGCGGGCGTTGCAGAACATGTTGGCGTCGATGAATCGGTCCTCGTTGGGTTTGCATGTGTATGTGGGGACGCCGCCGAGGCCGGGGATGGATAATTCTGAGGTTTTCAGCCGGATGCGGGTGGAGGCGTTGAGCGGGGAGGCTGACGATTTGGTGTGGATTGAGTGTGGGGCGGATGACGGGGCGGATTTGGATGACCGTGCGCAGTGGGCGCAGGCTAATTGCTCGTTTCCATTGCATACGCCGGAGGCCAGTATTAGAAGGTTGCGCCGGAAGTTGGATGCTGATGGGTTTCGTCGTGAGGCGTTGGGGATTTGGCCGGCGGCGAATTGGGCGGTGTTTGATGTGGCGCGGTGGGTGACGTTGGAGTGTGCGGGTGCGGAGGCGCCTTCGCGTGCGGTGTTGGTGGTGGATGTGTCGCCGTATCGGGCGGGGGCGACGATCGCGGTGGCTGGTGATGGGGGTGGTGGGCGGACGTTGGTGTTGGTGTTTAGTGCGCCTGGTGTGGGGTGGGTAGGGGCGAAGGTGGCTGAGCTGGTGGCGGGCCATGATGTCGCGGAGGTGGCGTTGACGGCGGGGGAGGCGCGCGGGTTGGCCGCGGATTTGACCCGGGCGGGTGTCGAGTTCCGGAAGTTGACTGCGCAGGATGTGGCGGCGTCGTGTACGGCGTTTCAGGCTGGGGTTGTCGATGGGCTGGTGATGCATGTGGGGCAGCCGGAGCTGGATGTGGCGGTGGCTAATGCGCGGACGCGGCGGATGGGGGACGCCGAGACGTGGGATAGGGATTTCGCGGTGGATGTGAGCGCGTTGGTGGCTGCGGCTGCGGCGTTTCACCGGTGGGGTTTGGCGGAGGCGCCGTTGCCGGCGATCTATTAGGCGGATGAGTTATGGGGTTTTGGACGAATTTGTTTGGTGGGCGTGACCCGAACTATTCGGGGGAGACCGCTAATCCGGCTAACCCTGCCGGGCCTGTTGGGGATGCTGCGGCTACGGGTGACCCGGAGGGCGCGGTGCTGGTGGATGACGGGGAGGCGCGGGCGTTTATGCCGTTGCCGTGGCTGGCGCCCACTCCGTGGTCGGGTTGGCCGAATGAGTGGTCTACCCCGAATTGGTCGATGGGTGCTGGTGGTGCGGGCGGGATGCCGGGGTTTCCGGGGATATCGCGCCTGATTGATACGGCTTGGGCGGCAATCGATTTGAATTCGAGTGTATTGTCCAGTTTCCCGGTGTATCGGTTGCGTAATGGGCAGGTGTTGCCGAGCTTGCCGTACATGATCAATCCGGATCCGTTGATTTACACGTCTTGGTTGGAGTTCCTCAAGCAGGTGTTCTGGGACTACCAGCTGGGTGAGGTGTTCATTCTGTGCATGGCGCGCGGCGCCGACGGGTATCCGATCCGGTTTCGGGTGATTCCGCCGTGGTTGATGAGTGTCAGCATGGATGAGGGCACCCGCACGTATTCATTGGGGGCGTTGGATCGCGGCGGGGTGGACGTGACCGAGGATGTGCTGCACATCCGCTACATGTCCAACACCGCCTACCCGCATGGGTTCGGGCCGCTGCAAGCTGCGGGTGCGCGGATGGTGACCGCGGGCCTGTTGCAGCGTTATGCGAATAAGCTCGCCGAGACCGGTGGCATCCCTCATCATTGGCTCGATGTGCCCGGACGCAAGCTGAACCTCGAGGAGGGTAACGAGCTGATCGATCAGTGGGTGGAGTCCCGGTTGCGGCATGCGGGCGGGCCTTCGGTGTTGTCCGGTGGTGTGGAGCTTAAGCAAGCCGAGTCCATGAACGCCCGCGATTTGGCGCTGCTCGAGCTCGCGCAATTCACGGAGGCGCGGGTGGCGGTGCTTTGCGGGGTGCCGCCGTTCCTGCTGGGACTGCCCATGGCCCAAGGGGAATCAATCACCTACAGCAGCGCGAATATGTTGTTCGATTATCACGACCGAAGCTCGCTGCGTCCCAAAGCGGAGGCGGTGATGAATGCGCTTTCGGGATGGTTGTTGCCGCGCGGCCAATCCATCGAGCTCAACCGCGAAGAGTACAGCCGCCCGGGCATGCTCGAACGCGCGCAGGCCAACCAAATCTATTTGGCCACCGGCGTGTTGACAGTTCCCGAGGTGCGCGCCATGGAGCGTTTCGACGGCGTGCCTTCGGCCACGGCCGCGTTGACTGGCGCGGAAACCGTCGGGGAACCCGAACCCCTGCCACCGCCGCAACAACCTGAGCCGACGCCCGCGCTCACAGCACCATCCCCGATAGAAGGTCCGTAACCATCATGGCGACATACAAGATCACCCAAGATGACCGCTGCCCCATCACCCGACCGTACGGGGTGGTCGATGACGGCGGGGAGCTCGAGTCCTGTCACCCGAGCCGGGTGGAGGCTCAAGCCGCCATCACCAAGCTCAACGCCGCCGGTGACGAACCCGAGTCCCCGGGTATGCCAACCGATATGCCCATGCACCGCGCGTCAAACACCCCCTGGTCACAGTTCTCGGCCAGCGATTATACGCCGGAGCAGTACAAAGCTGCGTGCCTGATCGACAAGGGCACCGGCGACCCCAACTCGAAAGACCGCTACGCATTACCCGTTAAAGAGCCCAGCGGTGCGCTCAACCGTAACGGGGTGCATGCCGCCGCCGGTCGGCTTAACCAGGTGCAGGGCATCTCCCCTGATAAGCGGGCCGCCGCCGCCCGGGCGCTGATCCGGTTTTACGGGCAGCTCAACGAGGAACCGCCAGACCATCTGCGGCAGATGGCCGGAATGACGTCGTCGGCCGAGGGACATCTTGTTACCCCCATGGGCGACGTCAGTCAGCGTGCAGCACCGACCCCCATAGAGGAGCGGGCAGCCAGACTGGCCAACGTGGACTTCGGGGAACGCATCCTGACCTTGGTGGCTGTCCCCTACGAGCAACCGACCCCGGTGGAGTATCGCGGCGAGGTGTGGCGGGAAGTGTTTTCTCGCACCGCGTTCAACGGATTTGACCCTACCCGGCACCGGCGGATACCGGTGTCGGCGGTGCTGCGGGCGCCGGCGTTCGACCACAACGACGGCCACCTGGTGGGCAAAGTTACCAGCGTTTACCCCGAACGCACCGAAGGGCTGGTGCTGGACGTGCGGATCAGCAGCACACCGGCGGGGGACGAAACGTTGCAGCTGGCGCATGATGACGCGCTCAGCCCGTCGGTGGGGTTCGTGGCGCGCGGCGGTGATCACGTGCTGGAACGGCGCACCATGACCAGGCGCATCAACCGCGCATTCCTCGATCACCTGTCCATGGTGCCCACCCCGGCCTACGAGGGTGCTCGGGTGCTGGGCATGCGTGATCAGGGACCGCCGATCTCGGCGCGCGACCTGCCGCGCCTTCACACCCCAGAGCTGGATGATTACCTGTCTGATCCGTTGACGCAGTGGGCCAGCGACCGCCTGACCCAAATGGGCGGCTGGTAACCATCTAAGAACGTCGGGGCGCAAGGCCCCGAAAAGTAAACCGCGCCACAGTAACCGGGCAGCCGGGGCGCGTCCGCTAGCCGAGAGGGCTGTGTAGTTAATTCCCCATCCCCCTATTGAAGGAACAACCATGCCTGGAAGCAACGCGGCGGCGAACGATGACATGATTCGCCGCCTAGAAACCGAGCTCCGCGAAAAGAAAACTTTCGCGGACGAGATCGTGCATCGCGCGCAAAGCGGTGAGCGTGACCTCAGCGATGAGGAACGTGACCTGATCCGTGAGACCCGCGGCCGGATGGAGGCGATCAAGTGTCAGCTGGACACCATCGAGGACATTTCCCGGGTGTCTTACGAATCGGCCACCAGGGCGCGGCAGGTCGGCACCGTCATCGAGAAGATGCGCGGCGCCAGTGTCATCGCCCCGGTGGAATACCGGTCGGCGGGTGCCTACACGTTGGATCTGTGGGACGCCCATCGGGGTGACCGGGCGGCCATGGAACGCCTCGAGGTGTATCAGCGTGCGGCGTCGCATGACAAGACCAGCGACGTGCCCGGCTTGCTGCCGCTGCCCATCGTGCAGCCGGTCATCAACTTCATCGACGCCGCACGCCCGATCGTGAATTTCCTCGGTGCACGCCCGATGCCGGCGCAAACTTGGTCACGGCCGCTGGTCAGCCAGCACACCGCCGTGGGTGCCCAAGGCACTGCCGGCGCGGCGGCGGATGAAAAGTCGGAGTTGACCAGCCAGAAGCTGACCATCACGAAGTTGAACGCGACGGCGGTCACCTACGGCGGCTATGTCAACGTGTCACGCCAGTTCATCGACTTCTCCACCCCCGACGGGCTGGACGTCATCATCACCGACCTGGCGGCGCAATACGCCATCGACACCGAAGCGGCGGCGGCGGCGGCCATCGCGGCCACCGCCACCACCGCAGTGGGCTACGGGGCCACCCCCACCCAGGCTTCGGTATCGAACGCGGTCTGGACGGCGGCAGCCACGGTGTACGCCGCGGTCAAGGGCCAGGGCACGGTGTTCATCGCCTGCCCGTCGGACGCACTGGGCACGTTCGGCCAGTTGTTTGCGCCCTACGGGCCGTTCAACCAATTCGGTGAAGGGTTCAAGGCCAACAACTTCGGCCAGGGCATGATGGGCAACATCGCCGGCATCCCGGTGGTGATGTCCGCCGGGCTGCCCACCGGGGCATCCAAGGCGTACATGCTGTCCACCGCCGCCATCGAATGCTATGAGCAGCGGGTCGGCAACCTGCAAGTCGTCGAGCCCTCAGTCATGGGCCTGCAAGTGGCCTACGCGGGCTATTTCACCCCGCTGACCATCCTGGCCGCAGGCATCGTCCCCCTTACGAAGACTTAAGCCCATGCACACCATCGACGGAGTTCAGGTAGGCAGCATCCTCAACTCACCCGAAGAGGAGGAACCGGAAGCCGAATCCGATGCTGCGGCAACCAAATCCGCGCCGGCGAAGGCCGCGGAATCACCCAAGACCAAACCGTCAAGCTAGGGAAGGAGGACGGTGACTACCACCACCAAATTGCAGGATTTTCTGGGTCGTTGGCTGTCCAACAGCAACCCGGGCACCACGAACGCGGGTGATTTCCTCGGCCGCAACGTGGTCACCGGGGACAAGGACTTTGTGGGGCGCGCCCTGACATTCTCGAACCCCGCGGTCTGGGTCACGGCCACCGCCTACACCATCGGCCAATACTGCCGAGGATCGGGCGGTCAGATCATGGTCGCTACGGTGGCGGGCACCAGCGGCGCTGCGGCGCCGACGTGGCCGGCCACCGTGGGCGGCGGAGTGGATGACGGCACATCCACTCCCAAACTCCATTGGGTACGCGTCCAGTAAGGCCAACCCGATGACCACCCCCAGCGAGGAACTCACCCCCGCTGACGTCGAGACCTACACCGATGGGCGGCTGCTAGCCAGCGATCCGGAAACACAACGCATGCTGGACGCTGCGCTAACAGCCGCCCGCGGGGAGGTGGGCTGGCACGTCTCCCCTGTGCTCACCGAAACCATCACCCTTGACGGCCCGGGCGGATGCAAGCTACGGCTACCCACCCGCAAAATCGTGTCCGTGACGTCAATCACGAACGACGGCAACCCCATCGACGTGACCACCGTCACCCCATCAGCCGGCGCCGGATGGTTGCTAGTACTCAACCAAGGCAGCTGGTCATGTCGCTACTCCGGCGTCACCATCACCATGGACCACGGCTACACGGCCACGGAGGCCGCAGACTGGCGCCAAGCCATCCTCACCATGGTGAACCAGATGTTCGAGCTCGTGGTCACCGGGCGCCCAGACGCCGACCTCGCCAGCAAGCAAGTCGACGACATCACCTACAAATGGGGCGCCGCACAAGCACTTCCGGGCGCCATGCCCATCCTCCAGGGCTATGACCTCCCAACCAGGGGCTTCGCGTGACATTCGGCTTCCAAACCGTCACCCTCATCAAACGGGCACCGAGCACCACCGCAGACGACCTCGGCACGTACCCCATGACCGAAACCACCGTCAACATGCCCGGATGCACCCACCGACCCATCCGCCCCGAAGGGTTCCGCGGCGCCGGCATGGCCCGCGCCGAAGAACAACCCGCCGTTGGAGTGTCGGTCGCCACGATCTGGTGGCGTACCACCGTCCCGATCGGAAGCTACAGCGCCACCCTGCGCGACGCCGTGCTGGGCGCTCAAGCCTCCGACCAACTCCGCTACGGCGCCGACGTGTTCGAGATCATCACCGATCCCGAACCCCACCCAGACTTCAACAGTCCCCGCGCCAAGCTCACCTTCACCTCCGAGAAACAAACCATCGGCAACTAAAGGAGCCACCCATGGGCACCTACGTCGTTCTCACCCCCTGCGCCTACGTCCAGGACAACCACCTGGTGCGTCTCCGGCGCCCAGGGGCCACCGTGGAGCTCGAGGACGACATAGCCGCCCAACTCGGCGCCGCCGTCGCCCCACAAGGCCAACCAGCGCCAGCAACGCCCACCCCAGAGTCAACGCTTTTCACGCCGCCGCCACCGGAGCCTGCACCACCCATACAAGAGGCAGCCCCCGATGGAAACACCTGAGGAAATCAAACAAGAGATCCTCACCGCCATGCGCGCGGACCCCGAAATCCGCAAAGAGATCCGCGGCGAAGTGCTCGACGTGGCGCGCAAAGGCGCCGCCTACGCACGCAGCATCGCTCCCGTCGGCGGCGCCACAGAACCAGACCCCTTCGCCGGCACCTTCCGGGACTCCATCCACGCGGAAGAGATCACCACCGGGCGCGCCGGCAAGCTCCCCGCCGCGCGCATAGTCTCCGAAGACCCCGCCGCCGTCGCCATCGAATACGGCACCTCCAAAACACCGGAACACCACACTTTCGCCGACACCGAAGTCGCCATGTCCGGTGACGGCGCCGCCACCACCAAGCCCTACTGGACAAGCCAAGCCGACGTCGACCCCACACTAAGGAAGCGATGACCAGCCCAACGCTGCTGGACGAATGCGCCGAGGACGCCGAAGAACTCATCACCGCATGGATGACCGCCGTGCGCCGTTCCGGATCCGCACGCCAAGTCGGCGACCCCCTCCCGTTCACCCTCATCAACTGCATCACCGGAACAGAGGACGCCGACCTCGGCATCGCAGACCCCGTCGTATCCGTACACACCCTATGCAGCAAGGCATTAGGGTGGGGCGCCGCCAAAGACGAAGCCGCCCTCACCCACCGGCGCATGCTCGAGCTCGCCCGCTACCGCGACACCATCACCCTCAACAGTGCCCGCGCCGCGGAAGTCGACTACATCGCCGTCTTCCAGCACCCCATCTGGGTCACCTACGAAGACACGCAAATCCTCCGCAAAGTAGGCCGCTACACCATCGGCCTCTCCTACGTCCCGGTGCCCTCCCCATGAGCCACCGGACCGCGACCCCCCCGGGGCCGCATCGTTTCGCCGGAATGATCCGGTCCCAAACCCCTTGAAAGGGAAGGAATTATGACCACCAGTATTCCCGCTACCGGCGTTGACTGGAAAACCGGCGGCTTCGACGTTGTTGATAACCGCTTCTACTCCCGCGGCCCGCTGTGCGCGGTGCTGATCCGTGACAACCGCGGTAGCGCAACCGACATCAGCCCCTACAAGAGCGGCACCACCGGAGGCCCGCCACCCCCACCCGTGGTCAACTGGTCACCGCTGGCCGCGGACGGCACCCTACGCAACGACCTGTTCGCCTACATCCGCGTAGATGGGCAGTGGCAAGTCAACGCCACCGCCAACGAAGGATGGTGGCTGATCGGCGCCATCGAGGAACGCCAGGGGCCGGACCGCAAGGCCAACATCCGACACGACGACGCCATGATCCTCCAGAGCAACTTTCCGTTCGACAGCGACATCATCCAAGAGGGCATCACCATCGCGTTCACCGGCGTCGAAGTGTTCAAGCCGCTGCTGATGCGGCTGCGCATGAACCTGCCGCTGTCCACCGGCACTGGAACATCAATCGTGGAGGATGTTGGCGACCCGGGGTTTGTCCTGTCGAAACCTGTTGACGCTGAAAGCATCGACCGCCAGTTGTTGTTGGTGTTCGCCAAGAAGCGCACCGGCAAAACCTTTTACACCGTGGAGGGCTACCCGCTGTGCAAACTGACCGACATCGGCAACGTCAAGCGCTCCAAGACAGACCCAGACGCGCCCGCGTTGACCTGGACTGTGCTACCCGACCCCTTCCACGTTGACCTCGACCCCAGCAACCCGACATCTACCGAACTGGTGCAAGTGCTGTACTCGTTCTGGATGGGCGGGGACGCGTGGGCGGCGCTGGCAGGCCCGTAACCCACTAACCACCTGCGGGGCGCGCTCGACACCCTTTCGGCTCACGCGCCCCGCGGGTCTACACCTGTGTAGCCGAAGGGTACCGCCGAAAGGAAACCTGTCATGCCCCAACCAAACCAGGGCCGCCGCGCCCGCGAACAAGCCGAATCCTACGAAAGCGTATTCGGGCCAACCCCACTAGAGCTCGAGGACGGCACCACCATCGACATCCCACCGCACCCCAATCTCAACATGCTCGACGACGCCCAACAGGAGGCATACGAGGAGCTGATGTTTGAGATCGAGTGCTTTGACCGCGAACCCGACATTTATATCCCGGAGCAGAAGCTCGACAATGGCGTGGTGCTGCCCTCCGAAACCAGGCGCGGCGCCTTGCTTACCCCCTTTCGCAAGGACGGGGAACTCGTGCGGCCACCGCACAGCGTGCGCGTGGTGCAAGCCGCGCTAGGCCCAGAGCTGTACGCGCAGCTTCGTGCGGGTGGCCGCTGCGCTGCCGACGTCTGGCGCACCTGGAACGCGCAGGGGCTACGCATCGCCGACCGGGCCGAAATGGATCCCAAAAGTAATGGAGGCGCACGCGGTCTGGTTGCTCTTCCCAGGTGAGATAGCGTCGGACCTGTCCCAGTTTCATCACCGCCGGATCGCCGAATGGCACCAGGGCAGCATGGGCTCCTATGAGCTGCTGGAGCTGTGCGAATACATGCCTGACCGGGGTGCCCTCAAGCCGGCGATCCGGCGCCAAAACCCTTTGCACCCATGGCTTCTCGACCCCTCAGAGGTCGAAGCCGCCGTGCTGCAAGCCGCCAACGAACTGTCCATCTTGCGAGCCGCCCAAGCACCGCAAGCCACGTCAGAGGAAATCGGGTCCAAGTTGTTCATCCAACCCTCCAGGCTCCGAGACCTCGTATCCGAACGCATCGAAACCGATGAGCTCCGCGAGGACGTGATGGCCATGGCCGACCGCACCCTCACCGATGACGAGGGCTACGAGGATTACTGATGGCCATCCACATCGATGTGTTGGCACGGCTCGACGAGTCCGCCGCGGAGGAAGTGTCCCGCCAGCTGGAACGCCACATGGACCAGGCCGGCGAGCGGGCCGGCACGGCGCTCACTAACGCCATCGGCCGCGCGGTCAAGGCAGGCAGGATCAGCGAGGACGTCGGCCAGGAGCTCGAGCGGATCACCGACAGGGCCGAAAAGGCAGGCAAGGCCATTGGGGCAGCGCTCATCGCCGGAATAGCTGCTGCCGCAGTCGGATTGGTGGAGATAGGCGAAAAGTTCGAGGCCATCAACCGCGGCCTGATGACCACCACCACCGCGGCAGGCCAGCAGCTAGCCGAGCTCAACGAGCGAGCCAAGAATCTTGCGGGCACCATGGATATCGCGGCGGGCAACGTCGGCAACCTGATGGGCCAGATCAGCTCGCAGATGGGCGCCGCCGGGCCTGTGCTGGAACAACTGACCTACCACATCGGCGAACTGTCGGACCGGTTCAAAGGGCTCAGCACCGACGCCCTCATCGGCGGCTTGGTGCAGATGCACGTCCCAGCGCAGCAAGCCGACCAAGTCATCGCCTCCCTCGTACAATCCGCGCGCGAATTCGGTGGCGTGCTACCGCAAATCGCGCAGGGCCTCGCACAGTACGGCGCCTACTTCAGCGACCTGGGGCTTAACGCCGAGCAGGCCGGGCACATGATCGGCGAGCTCGCCAAAGCGCACATCCCCCTCCAGACGGCCATGGGTGGCCTACAGGCCGCCCAAAAAGCCAACCTTGAGGTTGCCAAGAACACTGGCCAGCCCGTCATGGACTTCGCCGCGTTCGTCGACCGCGCCGCGCGCACCATGGAGGAAGCCAACCGCACCGGCAACACCGCGCTCCGCGACCAGATCGCGCTACTAGTGTTCGGGCAACGCAGATGGATCGACGCCAAGATAGCCGCTGACGACTACCTGCAAACGGTGCGCGCAGGGCCAGACGCCTTCCACGGCAGCATCGAAGAAGAAAACAAGTTCATCGAGGCCACCCGCAACCTGCACAACGAGTTCACGCGCCTCAAGAACCAGATCGCGGTAGCGCTGGAACCCGTTGCACACGAATGGGTTGACACGCTCGTGAACAAACTCAAAGAGTTCGGGGAGTGGGCGCAAGCCCACCAAGAAGACCTTCGCAACCTGTTTCACGGCGCAGCCGAAGTCGCGGGCGGCATCATCACCGTGCTTGAGAAGATCACCGAGATACTAGGCGAGCACCCCACGCTGATAAAGGAGGTCGTTATCGCGTTCGCCGCCTTCGAAGGAATTGCTGGAATAGCTTCGCTGATCACTGATCTCAACACCATCCTGACCACGCTGGGCGCTATCAGGCTTGCAATAGCTGGTGTGAGCACCGCTGAAGTCGCCGGAGGCGCCGCTGCCGCCGGCGGTGCCGCCGGCGGTGCCTCTGCGCTTGCCGCGGGCGGCCTCCCCGCGCTGATTGTGGGAGGACTAGTGGTAGGCGGCGGCGTCAGCGCCTGGGCGCTGTCCCAACCAGGCGGTCCGTTTGGACCAGGAGGGCCGATGGCCCCAGCTCCCTCATTGCCGCAACTCCCTGGCACTTCGCCCGGCACCCCGCTAACACCGGACATCTGGGGCCAGATGGTGACCGGCGCTCCCCAACCGTTGGCGCCCCCACCACCACCCGCTCCCCCGGGCGCACCGGCTCCAGCCGCACCGGGCACCGCGCAACCCGAAGGCGCCCCAGGCCCCGGCGGCATGGTGTGGGACGGGCAAGGCGGCCTGCTGACACCGGAAATGTTCGAGTCACAAAAGAAAGGCCGCAAAGGCCCCCGGCTACCGCAAGCACCGGAAGTGCCCTACCCGGCAGGCTACGGTGGGCCGCCCGAAGTCGGCGAAACCGAGAAACACTACACCGCCCGCATGGCGCTGATGGAGAAGCAACATCAGATCGCCGAGGACCAGGCCCGCCTCAACCAGCTGGAAGCCACCAATACCGCTACGGCAGAAGACATCCAGAAACAAAAGAACAAGCTAGCCAAGGATCAAGTCGAGCTCTACCAAGCCGAGGCCCGGGCCAACGAATCAGGGCGCGAGTCAATACGTAAAGGCACCGACAGTATCCGGCAACTGCTCGGCGAGGTTCAAGAAGGCGGCGGGGGTATGGGCGGCCTGGCCGGCCTCGTCCAAAACCTCACCAAGACACTGCTTAACGTCCTCGTCCTCCCGCTACGCGCAGCGTTCATGGACATCGAGAAAGCGCTAGGCGGCACCCACGGCGCAGGCGGCCTCATCGGAATCGGCGGACTGCTCGGCGGGCTCGGTGGCGACATCGGCGGCGGCGGCCGCGGTGGTGGCGGCGGTGCTGGCGGCATGACATGGACAGGCGCAGGGTGGGCACCCGGCGCCGGTGGCGGCGGCGGTGGTGGCGGCGGTGTCAGTGGCCTGCCGACGTTGACCTACCCGGGCGCCGTCAACACGCCCGGCGACCTGCACGTGGCAGGCCAACGGGTGAGTGCCCTATACGCTTTCGCGAACTCGCTGCAAGGCACCCCCTACAGCACAGCGCTACGCAACGACTGCTCAGGCATGGTGTCCCAACTAGCCAACGTTGCGCTGGGCCTACCACCCGCGGTCAGCTTCGACACCACCAGCGAAGGCCCGTGGCTCGCCCAACACGGGTTCATGCCAGGCATCGGCCCACCAGGCTCCTTCCAGGTCGGCTGGAACCCCGCACCAGGCATGTCAGGGCACACCGCAGCCACACTCCCCGGCGGCGTGCACGCCGAACAAGGCGGAACCCACAACGTGTTCGTACTTGGTCCTGGCGCCGCCGGCGGAGAGAGCCCTCAGTTCCCGTTACATGCTTATCTGCCGATGATGGCCGCACCAGGCGGCAGCGGCGGGGGATACCCCACACCTAACCCTGCCGAAGCTGCTATCCGCGCTGGCGTTGTCCCCCAATACCCCGGAATCACGTTGCCGCACATGCAATCCGGCGGCGAAGTCAGTGGAGTTCCTATCATGGCCCACTCGGGCGAACACATGCTGACCGCTGATGACGTCAGGGCAGCAGGCGGGCACGACGCGATCTATGCGTGGCGCAACAGCTTACACAGCTACCAATGGGGCGGTGAAATACCGCAAGCACCACCACCCCCGCCGCTACCACCATCCCCGCCGCCACCTCCGCCACCAGCACCCACACCGCCTGGACACCCCGCGCCACCGGGGCCACGCGGACCCGCAGACGTATTGTCAGCGATAGCGGGGGCGCCAGTGCCCCAACAGGGCGGACCCAATGCCCCGCCCTCATTGCAGGACATGCTCACCGGGCAGCGGCCACCATCAGCTAAGCCACCAGAAGACATACTGTCCGCGATAGCAGGGCAGCCAGTGCCCGGGCCGCCCGGACCAGCACCCACTCCGCCAGCACCCCCAGGCGGCCCCGTGCCAGGCCAAGAACCTATCGGCGGCGGAGAACCCATGGCACTCCCCGGGCCAGGCATCGGAATTGGTGGCGGCATCCTCGGCGCAGCCGAGAGCGCCGCTGCCAGCGCGGCCGGCGCAGCCGGCATGGCCGGAGGCCCAGGCGGCGGCGCAGCAGGCGCAGCAGCAGCAGCAGCCATCCAAATCGGCATGCAAGAGATGAACCGGGCCATCGGGTTCGCGGGGCAAGCAGCAGGAATCGGCGTGCAGGGCCTGATGGAAACCTTCCTACCCGCCGGCGTGTCAAAACTGGCGTCCGACAACTGGATCACCCGCATCGCAGCAGGCGTCTCCGGCGCCAAACCACAACTACCCAACGTTGCCGGCGAAGGCGCCAAAGAGGAAGAACTCTCCAAAGGGCTTACACCAGAACAACTTGCCGCCCTACCACCAGGGCAGCAACCGGGCGGCCAAGCGGCAGGCCCCGGCGGCAACCAACCCGCCGCCCCACTAGTCCACATCGACAACTTCCACTCCGCGCACAGCATCAACGAAACCGCGGCCGCGCTCAGCCAACACATCCAAGCCGCCAACAGCCCCAGCCCCATCACAGGTTCCCGCTAATGCCCCCCCTCCTGCGCTACCCGCCCGGCCCACTAACACCGGCCGGCCGCGCAGGCCTGCTGTCCGGGCGCCAACCCATGATGTCCTACCTCAGCCCGGACGGCACCGTGGTCTTCAACCTCGTTGGCCCACTAGCCATCTTCGACCGCACCATGCCCGAACGCATCTCCATAGTCAGCCTCAAAGGGCTCATCCCGCCATGGGAAAACATCGAACAAAAGGGCGCCACCCAAGACGGCGCCACCTACGTCACCAGCCTCTATGACCCCATGCTGATCGAAATGGAAATCATTGCCCAAGGCCGCAACCCCGCCTACTTCCGCGACGTCATGCGCGCCTGGATAGACAGCTGGGACGCCAAAAACCCCGGCAAACTATCATGGACAACCCGCGAACTCGGCACCTGGTGGGCCAACGTCCAATTCGACAAACCACCACTAGAACCCATCATGGGCGGCCAATGGTACCGCCAGAAATTCCATTGGTACGCAAAAGCATACGACTCATTCTGGCGCACCTACGACTCCACCGACGCCTTCGGCGTCCACTACGCCACCACCGCCGTCGACAACTTCTCCACCTCCTACCCCAGCAGCCTCGGACCCAACTGGGCCATCAACTACCTCGGCACCGCCGGCGGCTACATCTATTCCACCGGACAAGCCGTAGCATCCGCCCTCAACGCAGGCACCACCGCCGTCGCCCGCTTCGCCACCCAAACCGCAAGCGACATACAGACAGTCATGGCCACCATCGGCGCCCTACCCACCGACGGCACACACTACGGCGCCATCGACCTCTGGGCACGCATGAACAACACCGGCACCCCAGGCACCGACGGCATCCGGCTCCGCATCGCGCCAGGCGGCAGCACCATCTTCACCCTGTCCTCCTTCGTCGGCGGCGTCGAAACCGTGCTGCGCCAAGCGACATCACTCGTACCGCTACAAGCAAACGATCAAATCATGCTCACCGCAGGCGCCATCACCGACACCCTGCGCAGCTACACCGTCCAAATCGGCTCCGCTGTCGACTACTTCAACGCCAACATCATCCCCACCGTGCGCAACGCCGTGCTACCGCTGATGACCGTCATCGAATCCGCCACCGCCCCAATCCTTTCCGCGCTCGGCGCCGCCTACCAAAGCACGGGCCTCGGCGCGGTCGTTGCCGCCGCAGGCCAACTACCCGCCCAGATCCTCAACTTCTCCATCGGCCCACCGGCCACCCCCACCACCACCGGCTCCGGCTACCTCACACGCGTCAACGTCGGCGACCAACCCATGTGGGACCGGTTCACCCTCATCGGCCCAGGCACGTTCTGGCTAGGCAACGGCCCCAACGCCACCAGCTACATCAGCATGGGGCCACTACTCGAGAACCAAATCGTGCAAGTCCGCTGCGACCCACGCAAACGCGGCGTGGTGGACCTGACCAGCAGCCCGTCCAGCCCCCAACAGCAAGCCGGTTGGATCAAAGCGTGGAACGACTTCATGTCGTTCATCTCCAACAACGCCAGCGCAAACCCGCCCACCGCGAGCATATTTGGCGTCATACCACCACAAGGCAACCTCTACAGCCTCCTTCACGGCCGCTTCTCAATCCCCATACCACCCAAGCCGTCCGGCGCCCCGGCACCCGTCTACCAAGTACCCGTGGCCATTACAGACGGCAACCAAAACTCGGCGATCCTGGTGGCCGGCACACCACTACGGCGGTTCCCGCAATGACCACAGACATAGTGGCGTTGGCGCAGCAGCTTTACTTCGGCACCGTCGAACAATCCACCGGCGCCGCCGAGCAGCTGGCCGAAATCGGCTCCAAAGTGCCCCCCGAGTGGTTCATCACCGTCTACGACAGGCTCTGGACACCGGTTGGCGCCGCACCCGACTTCATGGAATGCTCCGGCACCGACCCCCGCAACCAACTACCCTCAGCCACCCTCAAACTCAAAGGCGAAGACGAGCTCATCCCCATCATGATGGGATGCCGCAAAACCATGGTCGGCGTCACCATCGAAACCGAAGGATCACGCTTCCCGTTCTACGTCGACACCCACGAATACAACTTCGAGAAAGGCGAATGGACCGGAACGGCAAACCTTTTGGGCATCTGGGACATCCTCAATTACCTGCAAATCTGGCCGGACTGGGCCTCCCCCATCCAAGCCCAGCTGCTCTCCCACGCGCTATACATCGGCCCCCTGTGCACCTGCATCGAGGCCATGATCGGCGAGCAAGCATTCAGGCTACAGAGCGGCTTGTGGGAGTTCATCAACAACTCGCTGTCGCTGAACCCGGACGTCCGCGCGTGGTTCGGCACACTACTTGTCAACAACTTCAACATCTTTGAGATGCTCAAGACACCCATCTATGTGGTGCGCCACAACCCGCTCTTGGACACCAGCCCCCTGATCGCGCGCACCGTACGCATGGAATCATGCGCCGCCGTCATCAAGGATGTGACGCGCGCCTACGGCGTCGACGTCCGGGTAGACCTCTGGATGCCCGGCGACCCGCAACCCGATGAATGGACGGCCACCATCCCCGAGCTCACCCTCACCGCACCCACCTACGTCGTCACCGTGCGCGACCGCAGCCAAATCACCGGACCCACTGGCACAGTGCTGGATTCGGCGCTACGCACAGTCGTGGACCTCGAGGGCAGCCTGCTCGGCAACGTCATGGACCCCATCATCAACCCGCAAGGCAACCCGCCAGGCCTACCCCAAGGCTATTTCGTGGCACCAGTCTTGGGCGTCGATTGGGTCGCGCCATGGGTATTACTTATCGCCCCCGAACCCGGCGAAAAAGGCTCCGTGGAGACCTGCAAAATAGTTGACCACACCCCCAAAGGATGGCAACACATAATAGGGGGACGCAGCCCCAAATGGCTGAACGATCTCTTCAACGCATTCTGGGCTTGGGCCATCGACTCCCTCATGATACTGATCGGCATAACCGGCATTCCGTCGGACCTGCTGGCAGGCTTTCTCAATAACAGCTTCCTGGCCTTCCAGCTGGTCGAACACTTTACCCGCAGAACCGAAGTCGGCCCATACCACCCGGCCATAGAGGTATTTCACGCAACCGCAAGCGCCCCCTATAATGTGGAGACGGTTTTCGCTTTTATCAATGCTTTTTGGGATAGTCGCGGATGGACCTGCGTGCAAGCCACATTCCGCAACGGCGAAGTTTACACCCTCGGAAAGGACATCTTCCGCGGCGCCCTGGCGTCAATTGCCTATCTCGGCCGCACACGCGTTTACACCGATTACGTGGACAATGTGCTTTGGCGCATTGACAAGAAGACCCGTGACGTCATGGTGCAGATCGGGGACGGCAAAGCCATCGAAGCACCGCTGGCCAAGCACCAGCGCAACCTCACAGCTGCCATGGAATCGATCAACGTGATCACCCTGGCACCCCAAAGCGGTTAGGAGGCAACAACAATGGCCGTGCTCACGTGGTCGACCACCACCATCGACGGCTCCGACTGGCT